ATGACTAAAATGTATATTTACCATTGCAATGCGCCTGGTTGTGGTGCAGATTACGGAGTTATTGAAGAGCCTTTATCTTGCCCTTATTGTGATTCAGTTGCTTTGTACGATGAACCAGTCGCGCTTATTGAAAATTATGAGTCTGGGAGGGAATTAATAAATGAAAATACTAACAAATAACCAGTATGAGCAATTATTAGATAAGGCATATCAACGCGGACACGGGAAAGGTAAAGCAGAAGGGTACGATATGGGATATAATCAGGGCTTGCATGACGGGCTAACAAGAGAAAAAGAAGGAGTTCACATCAATAGTAATGGGATGTATCATTTTAAAGACGGTAAAAGCAAAGCGGTTACTAGGTTGGTCACTAATGAGTCTTAAATCCAAAATATACAAGATGCTCCGTATCTGGAATGATGTTGATGCTGTTCGTAAGGGTAAAGTGGGTAAACGTGTTGGAAGGCGTGTTGCTGGTAAGGCTAGTGGTAAGATGTTGAGGAAGTTGTTTAAGTAGAGTTGACACAAAATGCGAAGGAGTGAAACAACATGGAAGATTTAAAACCATGTCCATTTTGCGAAGGTAAAGCAAAAATACAAGTCTATGATGATGAGGGCAATTTACGGAATGAAGATTATAAAAAAGACCCTTGGAGTGGCTTATCCTATGCCATAGTGCATGATGATAAAGAAAACAAAGGTTGTCCTATTGCCAATTTTCATGAAGATGGTGGAGTAATTGGAACACTACTTTATGACAGTGAAGAAGAATTAATCGCAAAGTGGAATGAAAGGGTTTAAGTCACAATCCGACTAAATTGCGAAATAATTATGTATAAGCCCCCACTCAGGAGGGCTTTTTTATTTAGAACCTTGCTTTATAACCTCTTGTATCAACGTGAGTGAAAGTATTATACTTGCCTACTCCGCCATTAGAAAACAACTTCACAGCCTTTTTATATACCATAGAAGGGCTTACCCCAACAACCACAACATCAGCAGCACGACCATACATATGTTGACTGTTTGAAGCACCGCCAACCGCCTTATTATGCGATTTAGTACGATATCCACTATTGATTCGCATTGGCTTATTACCGCATTGATAACGTAATGTCTCAAGCTTTAACAGGAGTTCATCACTCATGCCACCTTTAAGCATCCCCCCGCCATCTTTACTGTTGAATTCAGAGATTTTAAAGTTACGTGTACCTTTGTTTCCGGCATTCTTTTTAGCTTTATCAATCGCTTTGTAAGTTATCGGACCAGGTATTGCATCAGCCTTAACTCCTAGCCATTTCTGTAATGCAATAGCTGTTTTTTCTGTATCTTCTCCAAAAACTCCATCGGCACCATGTCCACCAAGCAATTCACCAAAACCTAATTCGATAGCGCTTGTTTGAAACTTCTCAACTTCATGTCCTCTGCTACCAACTTGTATCATTATTTCATCCCCCTATTTTTAAGAAATTCATCATTATACTGCGCCTTCTTTGTAACGTTGTTATTCTTCCACCAGGTATATACCGCAACTACTACGGTGGCAACAGAAGAAACACCTTCATACACTTCTTCTTCGCTAAACGGTAAAGGATTCCACCCGAATGTTACTAAGGCTTGGTTGACCAAAAGAACCACCAGTACGATTAATCTTGTTATTGCTGCTTTCATATAAATCTCCTCCTTTTATTTAATACCTAAAGCGAATAATAAAAAGCCACCGACTACGGTAGCTATAACAGTTACGCCGACTTTCCAGACAGCGTTTTTATATTCTTTTAGTTGCTCCATATTACTTGTATCCATCTTGTTGTCTAATTCTTTAAATCCAGCTTTTAGGTCTGTTAATGTTTCCATCACATGACTAATGCTTTGGTTCGTGACTTGTTGTGTGGCCTTTACGTCACTTATATCGTGTTCCACACGCTCTACGCGCTTTTTTAACTCTCTAATGTCTTCTACGTTGTGCTGTACATTTTGTTCTATCAGTTGCACGTTGTCACCCACTCTCATACCTCCTTTTTTAAGGGAGGGAATTTTGCGACCCCCACTTGTAAGACTGGCTTTCTCGTATATAATATAAATAACTCGGCCAATGATCCCCATTGCCGAGCCAGGGGCGGTACCTCGCCCCGAAATCCCCATAAAAAATAAGCCTATACGGCTTTTTCTAATGCTTCTATTCTTTTTAACAGACTGTCGTAGTCGCTTCGTAATTGTTGGTTTTCCTGTTCTAACGTATCTACTCTTTCCTTCAGCTCACTATGCAATGTGTGTTGCTCTTTAATTGCTTGAGTGTTTAAACTACGATGCGAGTATGCGCTTATTTTTTCTCCATCTGGTGTCAAGATTTGCTCAGGCGTTCTATAGCCCTCACCAATAACGAATCCATATTTTTTATTTATCACCCCTTTTTCAACTTCTGATTTCAAGTAAAACTCATGTATATCTGCATTTAGCAACATATCTAAGGCGCTTTCTTCCATGAGTTTAATATCTTCCTTGATTTCAGCTAAGGATCCATCTTGGAAGTCTGTAGCATTGACATACCCATCAACCATTAAGTCGCTATCCATTTCAAAACGACTACTGTATAGAGGTGCTAATTTATAATATAACTTGAGCCTATCGCTAGCATTATCAGACCATAGTACATTGCTTCCGGACATGCCAGAATTATTGTTATATATTGTTATTCCTGTGTCGTCTGCACGAAAGACCGAAGTTCCATTTACGTATAATCTAGTAGCATCTTTCTCCGCATGGAAAACGGTATTATTCTCTAATAAAATTCTTGTTGCCCCATCGGAAGCTCGAAACACCACATCGTTTTTGTAGAACAATCTCGTTTGGTCTGGAACGGCTTCGAATACGCGTATACTATCAAGATATAGTTTTGTTTCTTCTCCATCTTTAGCATGCAAAACAGGAGCTCCTGTTGCCCCTCTGGCGCCGAATCCTACAGCTATAAAATCCCTTGCAGAATTGAGAGATATACCTTTCTTGCTGTTATCGCTAGTTAATTGCGCATCTCTTAATGTTCCAGCTTCACCGCCAGTATCAGAAGCAAACATCGTAAGACCTTTGTCGTCTACTCGCATGACCCTACCGTTATTCAAGTACGTTTGCAGGACTCCGTTTGCCAGTTCTACCATACCGCCTTCACCGTCATCTTGAATGATGTTAATACCCCGCAAGATACCAGCTGTAATAACATCCGCAACAATCCCTGCGCCTGTCATAGCTGTTGCAAAGGTTTGTCCGCCATCATCTGATATCCCAATACCAGCAGAATTAAAAAGAACGATCTTATTCGGATCGTTTTTGTCTCTTGCTATAATGCCATTATCAAATATCAATTCTGTTTGAGCGCTTTGTAAAGCTTCCGTGGCGATTTTAACAGCTTCGTCTAGTATGTCGTATTTGATCACGCCATTTTCATCCACGATCTTACCTAATTGTTTCTGCACGTTATTAAACATGGTACCAGCAAATGTTTTCTTGTGATTGGCTAGGGTGACGGTTGTTTTAATCGGCTCAAGATTCGCATTAAACGTTTCATCTATTTCTAGGATACGCGTCTCTAATAATAGATCATTCATTGGCTCATAGATGATGAATACCCTGTCGCCTTCATTTGGCACAGTATAAGGATATCCGGCAGCACGTAGATCGGCAAAGTCAATCGTGATGGAAAACTCAGGTTCATCTTCAAGCGCTTCCTTCATGGCTTCCAACCGCGTTTCTTCTGATGTATAGTTCTCATTTGTGAATAAAGGCGCTTCTATTTCTCCGAATATATCAGCGTTAGGACTTCTATATTCTAGTTCCATGCCATCTTCCCATTTACCACGAATAACAGTTGTTATATTCGTTGTATCAACGCTTTGTTCGATACTCTTAATGTTATGACCATATCTGAATTGAAAGTCTGTATCGTTGCCTATTTGCTTTTTAAAGCGTACCTGTGTGCCGACCAACTCCATTTCAGCTTGATAGCGTTCTAATCCTTTACTCAATAAAGCAAGGCGGTTATCGTTCCCTAAGTTTTCAAAGCGATTTGCTTTAAAGCTGTCTACGGCCACAAAGGTATAACCAGTACCCTCGAATACCATCCTCATATAGTCGTTAAATGTGATAGAGCCATTATGAATTTCATCCTGCTGTTTGTTTATCATATCGACATAAAACTTATGGACTCCATCAATACGCTTGATGTACTTATTTCCTAATGATTTAGCGCTATATTTCTTCACAATATAATCATCGTCACCATGCGAAATGGTGGTTTCTTCTCCGATTAACGGAAATCCATGTTTGTTATACTCAGTAGGTATAACCGTCATAGATATCGTTTTCTCGCCGTTCACCTTACGTGTGCGAGTATATTGCTTAAAGTCTGTTAATGGCTCTTGGTTACTCTGTAAATCGGTTATAGCAAGCATTGATTCACCTCCATAATAAAAAGCCACCCCATTGGATGGCTTGAAGTCTATATATGAATTTTCTTTTTTGCAATTAGTTGCTAGCTACAAAATTAGACTTTATTTGTATGTGTCCATTTCACTTTCGGCCATTTCCATAAGAATCCATTCTTCTTCGGCTATCTCTGTTTCTGCCTCCAAAGATTCTCTGGAAAGAATACCATTTTCTAGTTGTTTAGCTTCATCGATGAGGGGTGATAATTCAACTAACATAGCAGGCTTGCCATTCATCATTTTTTCGCATATTTTTTGAATCTTTTCAGATAGCAACAAACAAAACACCCTTTCGTGATTCGATATCACTAGTTTACTAGAATATGAAATGGCTTTCAAGGTATAAAATGGAAAAAATATATTATTTAAACGGTTTCTAATTCTTCAATTTTTCGCCTTAATAAAGCCATCTCCATAAATTGACACTCGTCAGGTCGAATGCTCCATAAGTCTTTCTCTTCTCCAGTTTCTTCATCCAGCCACTTGTCATAACATAGCAAACCAATATCAAAGGCATCCAATCCTTGTTCTTTGAATGCTTCATCAATTTGCTGAGCTATCATCCCAATGTGCCAACGTGCGTCATCACCTTTTTCTTCTACCGCATCATTAAATTTGTACCTTTTGTATTGGACGTTGCTCCATGCATCGAGCCAAGAATCGGGAATATCGTCAATTTGCTGTTTAACACGCTCATCAGATGTGTTAATGGTTCCTGATGCAGCAAAAACAGATGACCAACGTCCTCCACTCCAACCTAAAGCAAAACTATTGTCTACTCGTGGGTTTATTCCTCCATAAACAAACTCACTCAAGCTGACCCCGCTGTTTGGCATTTTTATATTGCTTGATGTATAAGGTTTAGCTGACTCAAACCTTATCGAGATATTTTCCTCAAGATTAGCCACCCGTAAATGTGTTGAAATTCCAATGAAGTCGTTATTTATAATGGAGTTATTTGTCCCAGTTCCTTCTAAATATACTCCGGCGTTAGCGACACCCGATTCATCTTTAAATGAGTTGTAAGAAACCGTTGCCCCATTAATCCCACTAAGGGTAACCCCTTTAGCAAATTCACCAATAAAATTCATAACGGAGTTATCAGAAATACTAATACCTGTGTCAACTGTTATTCTGTTTTCATTGTTTAATTCAAACAAAAAGGCTCTATTCACATCACGTATTACATTCCCGTGCATCCTTGTGCCCATCCAACTGAAAAATTTAGTGGAGTCTGTTCCGTCTATATGGGTAACTCCTTTGTTGAATCCTGATATTTGGTTATTTGATACAATATTATCTCGCGCCCAACCTTCGTAGATGGCCACTCCGTATGCGTAAGTGTCTGTTGCAGATCCTTGTATAGTGTTGTCTGACACTATTGAATTTCTTGCTCTTACAGACAATCCATATCTTCGGCAATTCAAAAACTGATTATCCGTTATTACAGCTCCGTATACTCCTCCGTGAGTAGTTCCGGGATTCATGTCAGAAAATGAAGTGTAGCCATCTTTGAAATATGGGAAAGTAGTCACTATGGAGTAGTCTAAGAATGTGAAATCAAATGTCTGTGTACCATATTCTCCATGCGTTCCTTTAAATCCACAATTTTGACCAGATATTACTTTGAAAGCATTTCTTTTGTAATGGTCAGATGGGACGAAATCTGGATTATATCTCAACTTAGAGTTATAGTCATGACAATTAAAACTTTCCCTAAATACGATACCAGATCCTTCGCCCTCTACGTAACAGTCTAGGTTTTCGGTATTCGTGTTATATCCATATCTGACATTGACGACGCCCGCTATATCTCCTCTGACACTGAATCCTTTTAGCTTAGCGTCTTTTATAGGGGTTAATTTTTGTATTGTCGACGATTCTCTAGCGTTGATATCTGTTTCTCTAGTATTATCTTTAAAATAGTCTGGGTAAATAACTCCAGCAGCCGAGTTAAATGAAGTTCCTGAATTTACTTTGTTAACTAGTAAAAATTCTCCGAAATATGCCGCATTTGTACCGCCAGTTGGTCCTCCTAGTCTCCAAAGATCGGAAGCATCATCCGAAAATGCACTTCTTTGAGATTTTATTAATACTATGTCCCCAGAGGTGAGACCGTGCGATGAAACTGTGTTGATAGTAGTATCTCCGCTTGTTATGTCTTCTGACAAGGATAATTCTTCTCCAATTTCTCCGATTGCTTGGAAGACATATCCTCCGTTGTTTTTTTGTAAAACTGATGAGACTGAACCAGACACCTCCACTCCACTCTTTAAATTTGATTGATTTGTCACCTTGAATACTCCAGTAGGAATCCAAACTATCCCGCCACCACGTGAAAACACGTAGTCTATAGCGTTTTGGATATACGTACTATTATCTGAAATGTTCTCGTCAGCTCCGAAGGTTTTGATATTTACTGCTAGTTGCGCCATGTAGTTCATTGTTTTTTCTAACTCTTGATTCACCGAATCAAAACCTTCATCTATCTTCTGATTTAACCTAGTGTCAACTTCATTCACAGGACCAGCATCAATACGCTGTATTGGCTCCCAATCTGTACCGCTATAACGCCATACTGTTCCCGCTTTTCTTTTATCGTTTTCATCTATTGGATAGTCAGCCGAATCTTGCATTGCCATAACCGTCCAACCTTCTTCTGGATTAGGGTAAGTTGTTGCAAGATCTTCATACGTATCTACTGGCGCTTGCCATGTCAGTTTTGCACTATCTACCACTTGTTCATAAGCCTTGTTAGATACGGTATCTACAACATTGTTATATTCCTGCTCAATGATCTGCCAATTCTCATCTACATTTATGCGTTCTTCCCTCGTTAAAGGTGTTCCTGTTCTGTTTAATTGCATATCACCAACCTCCTTATTTATAAATACAGAAATCTAAAATCAAATAAAATACGCTCTACCGTTGCGCCTTTGACTTCAATGTCATTAGGACCAGGTAAGAGCGTAAGTAGTTTTTTGTTCGTATCACGAAAGACAGATAAACTGTTCTTTGTGCTTCGTATGCCGTCAATGATTAATGTGTCATTCGATGTGAGCGACCCATTATATCGGTATGTTTCGCCTGTTGTCTTATTGATTATCTCGATATAATCCGATGTTGTAGCTTTAATGGTTATGACTAGATCATTGAATCGTGGATCAATGGTTTCTGTTCCTGCGTTGTATATCGTGAAATTACTTGTTGTATGCTCGTATTCGTAATCATCATAAGGAATACCCATTCCCCATTGCCATAGGTTAACATCCCATTCACGTGGTGATAATGACGTTCCAATAGATTCTGCTAAACCTTTATTGCACACCATTTGTACGCTGAAATCACCATATACAAACTTTTGATCCAGTTCATAAGTTCCACTCACTTTTACAAGCCATCGCTTGCCGGGGTTCTTAGGATCAATTATATAAAAGGCTTCATCGCTTCGGAATAACTTGAATATCTCGTCGCGCATTAAAGGAAAATCTGCCATATCATACGCAATAGCCTTAAACTCGCATGTTATTTGCCTTGGCCCAATGGTAGAACCCATATCAATTGCGCCAGGTCGCCCTTCTAGTGATTCTGTGTTGTGTACATAATCAGGGGAAGAGACAATAAAATTCTTTGTGCGTATTCCTAATTGTTTAAGGTCATGCGTATCACCATTTAAACGCTGTATGATTGTCATTACTTCTCCCCCTTCATATAAGCTTCGAATGTTATTTTATCTTGCAAGGATACATCCATATGCGGTTCTACGACTCGGTACAATTCTTCGCCATCGACATTGTAAACAACTTCTAAATGCATCGAGCCACCAGCACCCCCTGCTGCAGGGTTATACTCTTTTGGCACAACAGCTTCGCCTTTGTGAATCATGGCTAGTCCATCTTGTGCCACAAAGTTTGTACCAACGTCAAGGCTTGGTATCTTCGGTATATCTGGGAAGCCGATACTACCGCCACCCTTGCCCCCAAGGCCCGGAACCCAATTTGGTATTTTAGGTAGCTTGATATCCAGTCCATTAAGAGCGCCAATCATTCCATTAATCGCTCCTATAACGCCGTTAACCGCACCCTTAACTGATCCTGTGATACCATCCCACACTTTTTCAGTACCGCTTTTAACTCCATCCCATGTGTCGCCGATGAAGTTCTTTATATTACCAAATACTTTTTTGATGGTCCCCCAAACGCCATCTACAATGTTGGTGATCGTGCTTTTAATACCACCCCAAACGGAAGAAGTAACGCTTTTAATGCCATTCCATACGGAACTAACAGTATTTTTAATCCCGTTTATTGCAGTTGTAATTGCTTTTTTAATACCATTCCAAATGGCTTTTAATCCATCGCCTATCGCTGTAAAGGTGGCATCCGTAACCTTTTTAATCCATTCCCACGATACCTTTATTCCAGTGGCAATTGCATCAACCGTAGCTGTGAATATATTCTTGATCCATTCCCAAGTAGCAACAAAAAAATCACCTATTGCAGTGAACACAGCAACGGTGACAGCCTTTATTTCATCCCAATAACCTATTATTAATATGACTAAAGCGCCTATACCCAGTATGATCATAGGAATCGGATTCAATAAGAGCATTAATGCGCTTCCTACTCCGGCGATAATTGGCATTAATGTAACAAAAGCAGAAACCAACATTCCTGCAACTACTAACAAAGGACCAAGCACAGCGACTAAACCAACGATAATTCCTATTGTTTTTTGCATTGTTGGCGAAAGATCAGTAAACCATGTCACCAAACCAACGACCTTCTCTACTAGTCCTTGAATGGCTGGTATGAGGCTCCCCATAATAGCATCTTTGTTTTTATTGAACAGTTCAAATAATGGTTGTAATGCCTGTCCTAATACGTTTTCTAGTGTGTATTTGAGATTATCCCATTCTTTTCGAAAATCATTCATTTGATTTAATTCATCTTCACTGAATGGAACATCTATTTCACTCATTATTTGGTCAAGGTCGCCACCTTTGCTTTCTAATTCACTAACCAAAGGTAGGATATCAGCCATATTCATTTGGTTCGCGAATGCTCGTCTATCAGCTCCCTCAAGTTCTAGCATCGTACCGATCATTTTTCTCATTTGATCATCAGGGTTCATTTTCTTAAAATCTTCTGCGCTTGTATTCATGGTGTCGAAACCCTTGGCTAAACGAGGCGATATTTCATTACCTCTTTCTAGTTGTTTGTTCAATGTTTGCAGTGAATTTGCCACTACATCTGTATCTACCCCAGCATCGGTCGCTATTTGTCTCCATCGTTGTAATTCATCAGTAGATAGTCCAGTTATAGCCGACAGGTCAAGTAATTCATCTGCCAAGTTCCCGAATTTGACCATAGCAGTTCCGGCGACCGCGCCTAAACCTACCAAAGGGGCGGTAACATACTTAGTCATCTGACCGCCAACGTTCTTCATCTTCTTTGCTGTGCCTTCTAATTTATCCTGTAAACCTTTGATATCTTTTTCGGCACCCTTTTTATCTACCATTGTATCAATCGTTATCTTTCCATCAGCCACTATTTTCCACCAACTTTCGAGTTACGACGTAGGAACATTGCTGCTTTTTCAAGTCCGGCTTCTGCGTTTGGTTGCTCTAATTCGTACTTCCGTTTAAGCTTCTGGATTTTCATCCTGTCTTTCTGGTTGTTTTTATCAGCTTTAGGGACTTCCATATTCCGAATTTGGACTACCTGCATAAATGGTGTTTTATCGCTTAACCCTTCAAACATTGCTAAAAACTTCTGCCAATGAAGTTCCCCTTGTTGTTCGATTAGATCAATTCCGTAATCCATTAAAAAAGAAGCGTATATACGCTTCCCATCTATTTCAAAGTCATATTCTTTTTTTGCTGTTCCAGTTGACTCATTTTGCGATTCGTTATCATTAGATTTAAAGCCCATTTTCGTTTCTAATATTTTCATAAGTAATTGATATTGCTGTTCGTGATGAAGCGTCTCAACATCTGCAAAATTACGAACCAGTATTTCTAAACCAAAAATCATCTTTTCGTATTCACTTAATTCTTTGGCTTCTAGCATTTTTGACAGATGAAGTATATTGTCAAAAGCCATGTCCAGTTGATAGGTTACATCCAAGAAATTTATTTCATCGGATAATTTATCTGTTAGAAACATAACTTATCACTTCGATTTAACGTATTTTTCTCTCTTTTTTTGGAACTTTTCTTGATACATTTCTTCTTGTCTTTCACGGATATATGTCATCACTTCGCCAATAACCATCAAGGTATTTTCAGTAGATTCATTTGTCTTAGGGTATATTTCATCAAATGAGCCTTCTCCAAGAAGTTCATCCATGATTGCCTGTGTTTCATGCTTTAATTCGTCTAAAGCATTTCGCAGAACTTTTTCATCTTCAATCTTGGCAACCTTACCCATTTCCGAACCGACTTTTTTCATGCGGAAAGATAATTCACTATATTTTTTCTTCTTTGCATCGGATAAATCTATCTGATATTTAACGCCATCAATGGTTACTTCCTCAATAGCCCTTTGAATGCCTATTTCCTTCATTTGAATTCCTCCCTAAAATAAAAGGGCAGCCGAAGCTACCCTATGCTGTTTCTTCTGTTGTTTGATTATTACGTGGTTGTCGTTGTTTCAGCAGGTGCTGGTTCATACGTTGGGCGACCAGCAAAATGGATCTCGAAGGAGATTTCCCCTTTGGCTCCCGCATCTCCACCCGGGCCAGTAATAGCAGCAATCGTACATGGCCCTTCAAAAGAAGCGCCATCCGGCATAGTCATGCGATAATCAGTACGTCTTGCCGGGCCGATCTCAAGCACTTTGGAATAAATATAATCCTGCGCTTTATCTCCAAAGTAACGGTGACCAGAGAACGAACAAATAAGTTGTGCCCCAATAACATCTGTTTCAGCATAACCATCACCATCGTAATAGTTATCCTGTGACGTTTCTTCGTTTGGGTCTGGCTCCATGCTTGTAATCCCTTTTGCTAATCTCGCCCAATCTTCTGTTTCTGCTTCAGGTGTAACGTCAATTTCTAAATTATATTTCGAGTTTAATAGAAAGCCTGTAGGCATGTGTTTATTCCTCCTTATACATATAGTTCAGCTGTAAAGATAGCCGTCCACAACGTGCCGTAACCTGTCTTTTGAACAAAGTTAGGTGTTGTAGTGCATTGAAATGAAACCAAATGAAAAGAGCCATCACTGGAAGTGATCGCTTCATTTGATAAGTTTTCGTATTCAGTTTGTAATCGTTCAATCATTTCATAAGCTGCCATATTGTCATTGTGATGCACCAGCAATTGAAAATTAAATGGGTATATTTTCGACTTTTCCATATATCGCTCATTGATGTTTGCTGGTGACGGACGTAATGCAATGCTATTTTGATTCTCTTGATATAAGCCGATCCCAACAGTAGAAGGCGTATAAGCCAATCCTTCTGTGAATCCTTTTAATGCATGAAGAAAGTCCACTTATACACCTCCTATATTTTTGATCTTGTGGCTTTCTGTGCTTCGTCTAGCCATTGTTGAAGATTTTCAGCCTTGCTTCGCTCGAACCAAAGACCGGAAGCGTTTGGATTCTTATCCGTGCTGAAGTTATACTGTGGATTGTAGTAAAGCCTTCTGGCGTATGGTGTGGACCATCCAATCTCACCTTTGCCAATTCTAGAATGTGTAATGCCACTCTTTTCTAGGTTGTGTTCATCTACTGGGATGTAATAGTTGCTCCCTTTTAGCACAAGGTTATCTAGCACGAACTGGCCGTAACCTAAAGCATCGTCAACCTTCTTTTCCACGTTAAACATTTCAAGCTTCGCACTAAATTTAAACATTAACGTAATTCCACTTCGTAGTTGTGCGGTTCTGATTCAAATTCATAATGCGACTTCACATCGACCACCTCACGCTCTATCCCTTGGAACTTGATCTTTGATTTAATCTTGAAATCAGGGAAGGCAGAAGAATTAACCTTGTCTACAATAACAACGTGGCTAACCTCTTCTCCTTCACTATTAGATGAACGCTTTAATCGGCTTACAGGAACAACCCTCACACGGTTTATATCATAATAGGGTGCAAAGGTATCATTCCAACCGTCATTTCCCTCATACTCGCTGTATTCGATTGTGTGAATGAGTAAATGTCTTGGTATTGCTCTAACACCCATGATGAACACCTATTCCTCTGTACATTAAGCCTGCGGATTCTAAATAACCTGTGACATTACTTGGCACACCATTGCTACTAGATGCGCTATCACCTGCACTGTAACTAAATGGGCCAATGCTAACGCTTGTCATGCCGTCTGATTGTTTACTAGACTCATAACCGCCATTCATGATGAAATGCTCTGTCATGATCGCTGTGGCTTTTTTAACCATGTTCAACTGAAAGGGAATGAGCTTATCCTCTTTAATAGAAAAGCCTGTTAGTTCGTCTATAACATCGCTTGCTCGTTTGGCACAACGGTTGAATTCATCTGTATTTTCCATTGGTATTCCTTGATAATCATTGTCGTAATAAGTCTTGTCGATATACATAAAAGCACATCCTTAAAAGGAGGACTATTCGCCCTCCTCCTGCTTTTTATCATCTACGCGCTCTAAAAACTCTCCATCCCACTTTTTCAAGTTAGAAATAGCTTTATTAGCACGCTTGACGGTCATTTCTATTTCCTTGCCTTGTTCGTACTGTTCGCCCGTCTCAATATCTTGGAAAGGTTTTAATACTTTATATTGCGCCATTTGAATCACCTACCCTGCTGGAGTTTCAAGTGTGACTTTCGCAACTGCTGGCTTGTTGTCATCAAGAATAAATTCTCCTGCTCTACCAGCACCTTGTAATGCAACGCCGTCAAAGTCCTCTGACTCGATAGTACGTGCAGTGTTAATACCAGTGAAGGCTTTCCCTACTCCTTGAATGTAAGTGTAAGCAACTTCTCCTTCTTGCAGCATTGCATCTGGAATTTCCTCAATAGAAAAGCCTTTGAACGTCAAGATGTTGTTTTGATCTACGTTTGCAGATGAATTTTTAGCGCTAGTTGTTAATGGGTGATCAACAATAGCGTTATATAGTTCAGCATTTACTTTAGCAACTTTATTACCGATTGCTTCAATGTTTACATAGTATTTAGACAATGCGTTAAACAAAGCAAGTACGGCATCTGGGCTGTAATCTGCTAGTGTTTCACTGTGCCCTGCAGAATTAGAAATAAACGCACTGTGTTGTTGGTTAAACTTACGAATACGCGCTTGTGCTTGGAGGTCTAGACGGTCAGCGACTGCAGCTTGGAAATCATTGTTTACAGTGTGGCGGTCAATCCCTTCATGGAAGCTCCACTCCCAATCGTACGGTACTGGTGTATCTTGATAGATAATCTCTGTACGTGGGCCAAAACGTGTTGAATTCCCTGTACCTGTTCCAAACGCTACGTTAGGATCTTTATCATATTGACCTACCACAACTGGAATGTCTGATGTTTTAACATAGAACGCCGTTTCATTGTTTTGCACTCCGTCAAGTGCTTCAATTTCTCCTCCGAAAAAGTCACGGAAGTATGCACGGCTTTGGAATACCGCCTGTAATAGTCCTCTGAATTGTGGTTGATAACTACGTGCTGCTAGATTTTGGTTATTTGTTGGCATTTAAATTTCCCCTTTTTATTTGTATTTGGCTAATTTTTCAGCGAATGGATCGCCTTTAGATTTACTTTCTTTTGTGTGAATACCTGATGTGAAGGAAGGCTTTTCTTCTTCCTCTTCTTGCTCCTGTGCTTCTGCGAAGTGTGGGTACTTCTCAACAACTTGCTTGATGGCGTCATCCATGGTTACGTCATCGTTTACAAGTCGTTCAGCAAGTGCCACTACATCTTCAACTGATTCCGCCTTAACGCCTGTTTTCATAGCGCTTAGTTGCGCTTTAAGTGTGGCGTTTTCTTTAGATGTGATGTCATGATTCTTTTGCAGTTTATCCAATGTTTCCTGTTGCTTTTGTTGCTCTGTTTTTTGGTTGTCTTGCCATTCTTTAAACTGCTTCATGCCTTCTTTGGCGTTGTCAAAGTCCTCTATGCCTAGTTGCTTTAAAAGCTTCTCCTGCGCTTTCTTAGCTTGCTTGGCAGCGATGTTGTTTACATCTTCTTGCGAAAAGTTCTTTTCCTCTACTTTTTCGGCAGTAGTATCCGTTTGTTGCGTTTCTTCTTGTCCTCCAGATTGTTCAGTCTGGTCTGCTTCGCTTTCATCAGCGAAAAATTGTAGATTCATTGGTAATTTAATCATTTATAATTCCCTCCATTACGGATATAGTTCCTTCCGTTCTTTAACGCCTGCGGATAAAGGCATAATAAAAACACCCAGCGCTTGTCTGCTAGGTGTTTTTATCGTTTTTATTATCTAACACTGTGTTTATTGACCATTCTTCTAGTCTATAACACTCGGGATATCCTCCATCGTCTGGTTTTTCCCATTCGTTGTATTTATCGTTCCAGATGTACCCTCTGTCTTTGATGTAATTAATAGCTTTTTCCTTTTCATCAAAAACCGCTTCATTATATACGTCCCTTTGTTCATAATCTCCTTCGTCTTTAACAACTATATAAACCAATATAATCACCTCACTCTTATTATACAAAAAAGGCTACTCAACCAGTAGCTGGCAGGTATTAGATCACCTCACCCGAAATAGTCTTGTTTATTCTTCTTTTCCATCTCATGCACCTTGGTAGCAAGTGCGTAGAAGTTTTTATCCTGCTGTTCAATATATAACTTCAATGATTCCACTTCTTTTTCCAGTACAAGGATTTTCTTTTCTAATTCGGTTTTCCTCATCGTATCTGCTCCCTACCTATACGGCGTGTACGACCTGTGTCATTAATAAACTGTCTCACGTTGGCTTGGCGTTCTTTTATTAGATCGTCAGCCTCCGCAATACCTTGCTTATCGCCTAATTCAATCATCATGGCTAATTCACGTTTCGCCTTACGTACTTCTCTTTCTAAATAGCGTTGCTTTTGGCTCTCTTGATAGATGCGGTCATTTACTTCTGGTTTAACTGGCTTATACGTTTTCTTTGTGCCTTCGAAATAAGGATATTGCATATGTCCGCAATTAACACCAAATAAGCCAGCAGGCTCTCCCATACTGGTTTCACTTAATGGCGGATATCTTGGATGATCACCAGAACGAGAGAATATTCTCCCTTGATATGGCTCGCACAATGGCCTTGCACCGTCATGTGCGCTTATTTCCACTAGATCAACACCGTATTCATCCATGCGTGTTTCTTGCATGCTGTTCGCTACGTTATTAGTAGTAGAACGCATAACCATGTTTACATATGCTTCTGTGGACCATTGACGACCTGACTTATCGACTAATGCAGGCACACCTTGTACGGCTAATCCTCTAATAGATTCCCTTAGCGCTTGTTGTGCTGAGGTTGCACCAGCTAACACTTTGCCAGTCGTTTCATTAATGACATTAAGGTATTTCTGATTCGACATGTCTATCATCGTTGTGTTGGTGAGATTAAGCTTGTTCTTAGCTTGCTGTTCATACCCTCTTAAAACGTCTTTTAGAGCGCTACTGTCTTTCGGTTTAACTTCCGGCATAGTTAGCTTGCCTTTATCTGCTGCATTCTTCATATCGCCTTCTATATCGTTCACAGCCTTATATCCAGCGCCGGATAGCATCTTTTCCACTTCCTCTGCTGTTTTACCTGACTGCTTGGAAATGATTTTAATGTGTTCTTGCGTTAATGCATCTAATTCGTTTAATTTCTTTAATTGCCATGACTCTATTTTCCGAATGTCGCCGTTTTCTTCGATATCTACTAAAATGTCATTGTCTCTAGCAATCTTCTTCGCTATGTTGACCAGCAATCGATCTTCAATAGCTAGATAAACATCAGCAACAGGCTTGGAAAAGCGTTGCAGTTCTTCTTTATCCATTATTTCCACCTCCTGTTCCGAAAAAGTCAATTGATTCAGCGGTAGCCGTTTTGTTCTCTTCGTTTATCTCCACCAGCCATTGTTTCGCTTCATCCTCTGATATGCCGTGATACTTGGCTATGGCTTTATATCTAGGTGTGAGCTTATTTGTGACTTCTTGGATGATGTTAGTTAGTTCTGCGAATTTATCCTCAACTATGGAATCATCAAATGAAACTGTGATCTCTTGCTCTGCATCGCCATTAAATATCTTGTATAGTTCAGCAACGGCAATAATAGACTGAATAACCTCTTGCAAGCCTTCTTCGATAATCGTTTCATGTGACTTCTTAGACTTGAACGTCTTACTGTTTTCGCTGATTACCTCTGTGGCCGTTTTAACGCTCTGTCCATCAAAGGAGAACGTACCAGGGCTGAATCCTGTTTGCATAGCGAATAGATTTAATAGCGCATTAATACCAGCGATGTGTTCATCTACTCGTAATTCAACCTTTATATCTTTAATGGTTTCATCGTCATTATCCGTTTTAAAAGATTCATAGGTTTCGTCTGTTGCATCAAAATAACGATGCATTTCCTGAGTGTTAGGATCAACTACTGTTTTAATCATTTTGCTTGGTACGAGAATACGCTTTTTACCAAGCCTAAACTCACGATGAAAGCTATCTGTTGCGGTATCCGCAGCACGCATGGTGTCCATAGCATTTGCGAATAACGAAATACCTAATGGCGATTGGATATCAATGTTGTTGGCTGTGTTTGGCTTGAAATACGTGAATATAGAACGCTTTAATCCGTTTATGGTTACTTCTCCATCTAAATCAGGGAAAAGAACAGCCAGTGATACCTTAACGCCTATATCAGTTCCTTTTGATTCGTATAACTCATTACGAATGATATAGGTATTCTTATCCCATAGATGCCACTCTAAGTGCGTATAAGTCTTATCCTTCTTCTTGTACTCACTAACGAATACGCCCTCTGATATCGTATCGTTATGCCATGAGACAGGGATAAAACAATCTGCCGTAATAAAAGAGAGCATAACCTTGTCATCCTTCACGTATGGTTTAATCACCATTCCGCCAAGTGCAAAGTTATACTCTAAATGATCTTGGAATTTCTTATAGAATTTGTTTTGCTTGAACACCTCGTCAATAAACTCAGATGTAGGATTCTCGCCATTCCCTATGCTGATCTCGCATTTCTCATTGAATACTAGACTAGCCATTTCAGCCGATGCTGTCTTAGGAAGGTTCAGCGTGTCCATCTTACGGTTTTGCATGCCTGCCATGGTGTGATAACTAATATCGTGCCATTCATCATAGTAACCGCGATATAAGGCTTTCCATGCATCAATCTTTTGGTACATTTCCTCGCTGATAGATATGTCTTTATGATCTGTTAGTTTCTCAATTGATTTAATTAATCCCAAACGGTACAAACCTCCTTTCACGTAATCTATTATCTTACGAAACATCGCATCACCACCTTACGTGATATAATTGTTATAAAAATAGTTCGTGCTATAGCGCCATTCATCCATGGCATGGTTATGATCATCTACTGGTTTGCCATTATCATCCCTTACGTACAGGCCAACCTCTTTGACGAAGTTATAATGGTCATAGTCGCTATTCTCGACCAGCGTAAACTGTTCGTTTGTGAGTGTGTTCTGTGTACGCTCAATACCTACCTCAATACCGCCACCCTTTTTCTTAGCATCCCGAGCGTTATTATCAGCTCTAGATGTATCAATGCCAATAAGGTGCAATTCCTCTCGTAATGATTTACAAGCGGGATCCACAAAGAACTCGCTGAATCGCATTTCATATTTATCTGTACACCACTTAACGAATGTCTTGATTTCTTTCGCATAGGTACTCATAGCCTTTGTTTGCCCTGTATCAGCACCAGAATGGTAATAATGCGCTACTCTATTTAATCGGTATTTCCCTTCATACAGCGTGACAATGTTACAACTACAAGAAGTCGCATCCGATTGACCGCCATCTGCAACGAAATACATTTCTACAGGCTTACCCAGCAATGCTGGCTGTGAATGCTTCTCCATATTGAACATGGAGTAAATAACGCCCTCTGGCATCACACGCTTTCCGAACCAGTCACGATCAAGAAGGTATGGACTCTTTTTCAAGGTGTTGTATATCTCTCTTTTCCGGTCCTCACTAATAATCGGATTATCTTGTATGGTCCAGTGTGTCCATCGTGTGTTCTGCACATCGAATACATCACTTATAACAGGGTGATTCGGTGCTGGTGGGTTTAAGTCAGCAAGAAAGTAACGATCTTGTGCAGCAAAGGTACGTCTGAAACATTCTTGGATCATTCCCATGTTTAATAGGTTAATCTCACAAAAAACAACGCTCCCTAGTGACATACCAGTAATAGCACCCACGCTATTTGCCTTGGCTCCACCTTTGTAATAGATGCGCTTTATTCCATTTGGCGTGTGCACTTCTAAGTGATCTCCATGTTCATCATGCTTGATCTGTGCTAAATCACCGAATATATGCATTAATCCTGTTCCATCACCATCAATAAACAATCTGAATGCCTGTTCTTGGTTGTAAGCTGTAATGAGATGGTTAGAATCTCTTGAATGGGTTAAGTAGTCAGCATATCGAAAGTGTCCAGCTGTTGTTTTCCCACTTCTTGGTGTACCTTCCAGCACATCCATCGTGTAGTCATATGGCCTATATATGGTTTCTAGTTGCTTATCGGAAAAACTAATCCCTGTTTTGCTCATATGCCTTACGTCCTTCGATAAGCGCTTCTAGCAAGCTAGTATCTTTTGTGGTTCCTTTGAGCAATCGTATTTTCTCGTCAAGGAACTCAATTTCTTTTTCATCCTTGGTGTTCTTAATTGCCAATGATTTAAGCTGCAGTTGTATTTTAGGATCAAACATGCCTATATGCTTTCCTATGAGTTCAGTAGACTTATTTGCTCCGTTACTATCAAACTGATATTCTCCTGTTTCAATCATTTCGCCTGATTCATGGTCATATTCCATAACTGGTTCAGCTTGCATGGATCTATCAGATATATCTTTAAGCCGTTTCAGCACCCAATAGGCATCTAATTCAAGTTTTTCAGCACGTTTTTCTTTGAGTTCATTCACGCGTGCGGTAATAGCAACTTTTGTCAACAGTCTTTGTCCTTGTGACCTAGCCGTTTTTTCACTGTAACCTGCCCTTATCGCTGCCTGCGTTGCATTCAAATCAATAATGTATTCCTGACAGAACAACTCTTGCTTTGCAGATAATTTAGCCATTATGTCATCACCTATCCCTCCTAATGTTTTATTGCATGAAAAAAAGCCCCCCTAAGGATGCTTCTTCTCTGTAAACCATATTTCTCTATGTTCACCCATTACAGAAAAACTCAATCGGAATAAGACTTCTTCATCTGTTTCCGAGATTTTCTCTAATAGGTGTTTTATTTTCATATCTTCCACAGCATAACCTCCTGCCTATTAATTCGGCATAAGATTGCGCTATCCTGTGTAATGTGCGTATGTTGAACATTAGTAAAACCCCCACTAATAAATTAATGAGGGTTGTTATCCAACAGGATTACTTAATACTATATGTCATATAATTGACCTCGCCTGTCCTGCCTTCCATTCTATCATGCGGAATTTCTTTCCAACAAATCATGCAAGAAGTGGCATTTTTGGCATAATTGGCTTAGCATATCCTCTTTCATATCACGAATCTTATTGCGGTTAACCCCTAAGTGATCTGCAATGGATCGGTAGCTCATGCCCTCCATCATGCAATCCAATATGATAAGGTGCTGTTCTTCCTCTAAATAATCCCCCAGCAACTCAATGCCTTGCACCTTATCCTTATATTCCATCCATCGCTTATACAGTCGTTTCTCCCTTGCGTCCATAGCATCCATTTCAGCCATGCTCTTAATGTTTGTGTTTGGTTTCGGTAGTGTTGCTTCTACTCCGTATTGAGCCACTCCTATAGACTTCATATTGCTTCTAGTACCGAATAAGATATTATTCAGCCTATCCATTTCTTTCTTTCTCCAGTGATATTGATAAATAAGATCCTCTGTTTGGCTCATCATATTACCTACCCCCACGTAGTTTAATAAAAAAAGGACAGCAAAAGAGAAGTTACTCTCTAATGCCATCCTCGGTTGTTCCGATAGATTGCTTGTTATTTAGTTGAACATCTTATTGTGGTAAAACTCCATTTTATTTAAGTGATATTGAGCCTTCATGACTTGTTCTATTGTATTTTCCTTAGCTAATGCCTTCCTTACTTTCTTATCATGGTATAGATATAACCACTTATATCGGATGTAACTCCACAAGATAGATAAGCTTTTCTTCATCACAACCACACCAGACTAGCAAAGAACAACGCCATTCCTATTGCGCAAGTAAACATCATGTTCTCCTGTAACTTTTTATTTTCTTTCTCTTGCGTAACTCCTAATACCGATATCAGAATCACGATTACTAATACGATTTGTAATGTTAGTATCATCTAATCCCTCCAATGACTTATTTAATCAAAAAATAATTTACCATGATGCGCGCCGTCTTTTCCTTTTCCTGTGTAAGAAGCACCCACAGCTGCAAGATACTCCTTGAAATCTTCTAGTTGTTCTAATTCCTTTTGAGCTTTTGCGATTTCTCTATGCCTTCTAGTTCTCATTCCTACACCTCATTTCATATAAGTAACCTCATACCGCCCTAGCTTGCCATCCTGCCATTTCTGAATAACTTCACCGAATCCAGAAGGTGGCTTGTCTAATCTCTCTAGCTTTCCATCTTTAACCCTATATACAGCATCCTCGCTTAAATCCACCTTTGCTTCTGCCATGACCAGACCCCCTATTTCTTGTTGATGACTCTCTCTTGATACTGTTCCATAGCTTCATAATGCGGCTCCATTACCTCACGCAATCCCTCTACCATACCGAAAATAAAATTCCTTACAGCTGGGAATGCTTCCATGACTTCTTCCTGCAAATTCAAGTACTCCTGTATTTCTGATCTTTCAAGGTCGCCGATCTTTTTATCTTTAAAATATTCGATTCTCTCTTTAAGCAAATCTAGATATTCTTTAGTTACTTTCATTTCATTTCCTCCCTTGATATATCCCCATATATGCCATAAAGGACATTACGACTAGTGATAGGAATGCTGTTAATGTGAATGTTATTTCTAGCATGTTATTATCCTTTCTTTAGAAAGCCACACAGAAGTTTTATTGCTCTCGTATGTATTTGGTCTAAGATGTTATTTAATCGCTCCTGCGTGGCTTCTTTTTTAGCTTATTTCGCTATATCCCATTAAATCTAATTCTTGTATGGTGATTTCGACTCTTGGATTGTCTGAATAATATTTAGAAGCCTGTAATTCTACTATTTGGCTATCATCTTTGTATATAATGCCATTAAGGGCATCTTCAATACCTTTGACGTAGTTGGATGTGTCCGGCTTCGTGACAGGGCGCTTTATTCCGGCCAGAAAGAGCGCTCTGTCCTTTTTTGTTGTACTCTTGGGTATTTGTCTATAAATCTTTATAACTGCTTTGAGATTGCCCTCATATGGAATCTTAGGAGCATACTGTTTAGCGATAAGAGATACATAGTTTTTGTAATCCTTGCTTTCTTTGGGATCGTACATGTTAATCTTCCCTCTGTTTTTACCTGCCCTCGGCCTAGCTTGTGCTACTGGTTGCCCAGGTACTACTATGCTAATCATTTTCGATCGTCCATTTGCCTTCGATAAGTTCATGAAGTGAAATGCTGTCATAATATAATTGCTCAAATTGTTCTGGATCGGTTTCATATTCAAATGTGTACTTCAGTTCTTCATCGTGGTGGTAAGTAACTGTTTTCTTATCTTCTTTATGAGTCTTCGTAGCTTCTTTAAAAGATACATAGTTTGGTATGATGCGCCATTTCCAATTGACTGTGTGACCAAATAAAACAAGTGGTCTCCCTAAATCAACTACTCCTGTATCACTAATCCACACAATATCTCCATCTGCTGCCTTGGTTACTTTTTTATATGACTTTCCATGTTCTTTAGATATTTGGTGTTTTTCACTTAATTCAGCTGTTCCACCAACCTTCAACCGATCTATCATAGCGCCTGTTGTTAATAATTCACTCATTACATTCTCCTCCTATACACAGCTTCATAAAATGATTCTTGTAACGTGCCTTTATATCCATAACCCTCACCATATGTCCGTAGTGTTTGCGGTAGCGATATGCTTTGCTTATGGGTCGGATACACTCGAATCCATTTTTCTCCTTCTCAATACACAGCATCACGCATTTATGCTTATCTGGGTGCTTTACATGGCTTATAGATTGGCGCATGGTTAAACCTCCTAATAACCGTTTGCTTGTCTGGCATGGTTAATTTCGTTTTTATCTAGGTAGGCTTGTTCGATTTGTTCTTCTGTGAATCCGAGTAAATCACCTAAACCAAGAAAACCTGCGAACAATTCTTCATAAGCATTGAATTTCTCGTCCTCTGACCAATCTTCATCTGTTGACTTGAACAGATCTGATGTATAACCGAATAGGTCATTAAACTGTTCGACGATTGTAAACCTTCTCCATTTCACATGACTTTCCATGGTAAAGTTTATCTCCAACCCAATACTCAATATAAAATGCAGACAGTCAACGTATTCTTCTAGGAGTGGGTTTCTTAATTTCATAGGCATTAAATTGTTATCACAATTTGAGCAGTAAAGGTCTTTTTTGGCATCTTCTAAAGAAAATTCTTTATTGCAACTACCGCACAGATAGTATTCTGCTTTTTCATCACGGCAAGAAGTAAATACTTTATCATTCGGTCGTGGATCTACCTTCCAAAACTTAAATCCTTTCCACTCATTAGCAAGCTCACCCAATTCAACCTGCAATGCCAGTATCTTTTCATCTAGCAAGTCCTGACCTTGCAATCCTTTACTCTCGATAATGCGTTTATCTAATTGCGCTTGTATTTCAAATAGCTTTGATAGATTCATTGTTTGACCTCCACGCCTACTGTTTTAAGAGCCGCTAAACATATTGCCAACGGTGCTGTTTTGGCGAATGCTTCATAATAGTTTCCAAATGGTTGATTATCCACTTCCGCATGGCAATTCATCTCTTCGGGCGCTCCGCATTGTGGTGTAACAGTCATGTGTAACTTCTCAACTACTTCCCAAGCGTGATCTATTCGTTCAGATGGTTTCCATAGTTGTTTTAATGTCCAATCACCCTCAAGTCCATCATGCTCGCCTACCCAATAATTACCAGCACTCATATTCTTTAATCGCCATCCCATCACTTTTTCAGCAACTAACTGATCTATTTGTCTGTTATTCATAATATCCTCCTACACCCACACAACCGTATAAGGCTTGCTTGGCTGTGAGTAAAATGTTTTGGTAATATAGAGTGTTTCATCGTCTACTGTGGTGTGTTTGATACGCTTGATATAAACCTTCATCTCAAACCCTCCTAGAACCAGCTGGCATGTGGTGACTTAACCTCAACATCCATTGCTCTTGCAGCTGCTAATTTAATCTTTAACTCTCTCTCAAGATATAACCCTCTGTATCTGTTAGCTTGTATTTGGCTAGTTGTTCAATGACATAGGCTCTCATACGGTCATAGTGAACGTCTTTTGTTTTCATTGGGATTCCTCCAGAGCTTGACGTACCTCGTCTACCAACTCGTTTGCATCTACTCCAACGTTTCCAAGGTTTATTTCTTGTAGACCTCTTGATTCCAAATACTTGAGCTTTTCTTCCAACCTCCGCTTTTCTTCTGCTTGTTGGATTAACCAATACGCCTGCTGCTTACTCATAGACAAATGACTGTGGTTTGGATACGAAGAAAATATATAATTAATCTCTTTTTTTATTTGCTTTAAATTCACTTTTTCTCCTCCTCTTTAGCCCATAGGTAGCCTTGCTTGAAAAACAAATGAGAAGCCTCTTTAAAAGCTTTTATGTTGTCTATTTTCATTCCTGCCTCAAATGATGCTTCGAGTCGTTTAAGTTGAACTTGAATTTCTTTATCAAGGATTTCTAATTCACTCATTTGCATTCACGTCCAATGCTTTATTTGCTGTATAGTTAACCTCATCCATAGTCCTAATTAATCCTTCTTCTTCTCCATACTCTACGTTAGCTATAAACTCCAGCGCTTCCCGATAACGTTTGTTTTCTTGTTGTAATTCTCTGATGTATTCTGACTTATGTTTTAAAGATGTTTTTAAATCCTCGTAATCTACATAGTTTGAGTTATCCATCCCTATCCCTCCTTAATTTCTGATAGATCTACACCTGTTACATAAGCTGTTACACCTTCGATAGTTCCGATATTTCCCACAATCTTGATGATAGAAATAACCTTAATCGCCGTTCCATTTACGTCTGTTTCTACATCGCCAACTTCCAACCAAAATGATGTAGAATGTGGTTTTGATACAATTTTGTAAATCATCCCTATCCCTCCAATGCTTTCATCAACTTAGCATTCGACTGCTCCACTTCTTTTAAATGGCTTTCTAAGTCACTCACATCTTTTTCTTCAACAAGGAGACCTTTACTACTAATTGCTTTCAAACAAGCTGACACCGTAGAATAATAGCCTTTAAATTTATAATCTGTTGTTTCCTTCTTCTCTTTTGGATTCCAGTATGTTTCAAGTCGCTCAATGAAATAATTACTTTCATCCCATTTTCTAATCCGCACATTGTCGATTTCCATGATAATTGGCTTTTTCTCTTCCAACCGTTTATCCATCCCTATCCACATCCTTTTCCAGAATGTACTCTGTTCCTTGTTGCCCATTTCCGCAATCGAACGGATTCGACATAACCACTACCCATCCGTTGTTTAAAGCTTGATGTAATGGGGTGGTTGCATTTGTAAAATTCTTCGGATATGTTCTAACAGTTGTTTGTTGTTTCATCCCTATCCCTCCACTATCCAATTTGTTTGCGGTTTAACTGCGCCACTCTTTTTTTAGTAATCTTTTCTTGTTTCAATGACATAGTAGCTGCTTTATGCATGGCCCATAATTCCTTATTAACCCGTCTTTCATATTCGCTCGCTGGTATGTCGTTTTCGACTGCCATTTGTTCGTATTTCTTATAGTCCTGATCCCAATTTGGATTGGGGCGTTGGTTTTTCCTTATCCAAACAATTTGATGATCGTTATACCCTTTGTTCATTCTTCCTACTACTGCGCCATACGTGAGATTTATACCGTTGTTTATGGCGTGATCTAATAGATGCATAACCTTTTTGGATTTCTGCCCTTTTACCACTTCTCTTGTTATCGCTTCTTCTACGTCCCAGTGACATACATGAACACGTTGATATACTAAATTTTTGTGTATACCGTTCTTCTTAGCCGTTTTATAATCTTCATCTGATATATATTGCATCAACTCACCCTCCCAGGTTTCAAAAGTGCATTACCACCAGAAAACGCTGTCCCAATGTCCTTGATCTTCCGTTCCATCCATGCTTGATAGAGTGCTAGAAATACCTCATGATGGTTACGCTCAACGTTTATAGCAATATAGTGTACGCTTTTACCTTCTTTCCATAGCTTGATAATCTTCTTGTATTGCCATAGTGGCATCCCAAAGTCGATTCCTTTGTCATCAAACAGCACAACGCTCTTTTCTTGTGGTAGTATGGGTAACCCTCTGCTTAACGTGTTCATGTTTCATCTCCTCCATTTCTGCTAATTTAGCTTCCAGTATTTTTATTCCGCTATCATCAGGTACAAAGTCGCAATTTGTATCAGGGCATGGATTGAATGATATATGCCAGCCATGGTCAATATTGATACCGCCTGTTCCGTTGCATGTTTTACACATGAGAGTCACCTTCCAACAAATGAGAATCCTCGTATATGTTTCCGATGATTCGTGAAGAGTCGATAATATTTACTAAATGATCGTGATTTTCATCTCGCACTTCTTCAATTACAGCGCTATTAATATCAAGAAAGTTTGATAATACGAATCTACCTTCTTCGAAAACAATAGTTGCTCTATTAATGAAGTCGTACCCGTCCTTATATTCGTATCCTTCTTCTCCTATATCCTCAAACTCCAAGATATCCCCTTCAAAAACTTCTTTACCGTGGTCATCTTCTAAGCCTGTATATTGCATCCAAATAATGTTAGGTTGATGAGTAATGAAGGACATCCCCATATAATCGCAACCATCTTCCCAAACCTCGCACGCTTCGTCAGTACCATAATTCAACATTTTTTCATTAACTTTATCCCAAGCTCTAAACTTAATTTCTCTATCCATTCCTAACCCCTCCTAAAAGTATTTTTGGCGGTAATCTATGCGCCCTTTCTCAATCTCCAATCGTTACCCTCAACCTTGTACAATCGTTCACCGCACATTCCTAGCAATCTACTAGATGCTGCATAACCGATCTTTTCTGATAACGTGCCTGTATCTTCATTGGAGCTAAATATAATTGGTTTCTTTTGCAGGTATCGTTCGTTGATAATCTTGTAATAAAGACCTTCCTTGGACTCTGAATGCTTTGACTTGCCTAAGTCATCCCAAACCAACACATCAGCCTGTAGCGCGCTCTCTGTTAGCTTGTTAAGGGAATCTCCGCCATCACTAGCCATCTTTGCGCTTGTTAAATCGTCCATGAAGGTTACATCTGATACACAGAGGACTCTGCATCCTCTATCGAATTTAGATAATTGCCCCGGTGCGATTTCATCTCGGATGCGAATACGGTTTAAGATCCATTTAGCTGCCGCCATTTGTAAATGAGTCTTACCTAGACCGAAGTTGTTATGTTCTTCCTTGGCACGATATCGGTCTTGCGGTTCCATTTGGCGTATGCGCGTTTCTCCAAACTCCGCAATGAATCCTAAGCTGTTGTACTCTGGTTTGCTTGATATAATGTCTTGAAACTCTTTCAAGTAGTCTTTGGTGGCTTGGAATAATACCTCATGGGCATTTTCTTTTAACTGGTAGTTATCAAATCGTGCATCTTTGAATTCATCGGGGATAAGCGCGTTCTTGAAGCGATTCTTTAAATACTTCTGCTTCACACAGTGGCAAGGTCTACCTAAGTCTTTAAATCCTTTCGTTACTTTTCCGTTATATTTTGTTTCAACTTCTATTCGTTCGAATAGCATATGAGTATCGTTGCAAGCATCACAATCAACGTCCAAGTGCTCTGCTTGCTGCTTCGAGTTCTCGTTTTGCTTGCTCATAGCTTGTGCCCTTGCCAGAACGTTTTGCATTGCCGCCCCCAGGTCCGTGAAAGTCATTGTTATCTCCCTTTCTAAAGTTATTGAATGGCTCTGCTTGATCTAAGAACCGAACAACGTTATTGGGCTTCATGAACTCTTCATAGGTCCATTTGTGCGTCCAGTAGTATTCGGTACCGGATAAGACTGTCTTATAGTTATCAATGGCCTTCTTGAGTTCTTCCTCTGAATAATCTTCTAATCTTGCATTGGTGTGGCTTTTCATTTTTTGATTCATTCGTTTGTGTTGGATGATGGATTGATCATTCCAATGTTCGAAAATGCTATATATACTACTATCATTCTTAGTAAGATCATTCTTAGTTAAATCATTATTTAGTAGGTTGCGATTTTCCATATGTGGATTTTCCACGTGTGGGTTTTCCACTTGTGGAAAATCGGTAAGTGGTATTTCATAAACGATAGTCTCCCAGATGAACTTTCCATTTTCGTCTCGCTTCTGTACTCGCTTCACATAACCAGCCTTTTTTAATTCATTGAATCCTGATCGAAAGGAAGCCATACCATCTGCGGAGTTCTTTGCGATTTCATCTAGGTAAAACACCCAATCGTCTGGCTTGGAAAGCATAAAAGCCATGATGCCCTTAGCCTTCCATGTTAGTGATTTATCGTTTAATGCTGTCTTGTCCATTACGACAAAGTTACTATTCTTCTTAACTCTTACAACGTTCTTCATACTGCACTCTTCTCTTCTACTAGAGTCATAAGTTCACTAACCTCACAGTCGAAGTAAGTGCAAAGTTTTATGATTGTTCCGAAATCTATTCGTGTTGTTTTACCGTTCATGATGCCGTAAAGCTGTTTCGGAGACATTTCAATGTCTGCTGCGAGTTCTGTTACATTACGGATATCTTTCTCTGCCATAAGGCGGTATATGTTTACTTTTAGTTTTCTCATTAAGCTACCTCCTTGAATTAAGTATAACACCCTTTGGTATCATCATGCAACCCTTTGTACTCATTCGGTGCAAAGTAAGAACAAAAGGTGTCAAAACGCACCCATTTGGTATATAATAGGTAGCAGAGGTGATGACAAATGGTTGTAAAAAACAACCTCCGCATGATGATGGCGGAAAAAAGAATGAATATACAAGATGTTGCAAAAGCTACCGGATTGAGTCGTAAGTCTGTTAGTAAGCTGTATCATGAAATATCAACCCAGATAACATTTGATGTGATTGAAAAAGTGTGTGATCTCTTTGACTGTGAACCAGGAGATCTTTTATATATTTCTAAGGACGATGACAAATAGCGTAATATTTGCCAACCTCCACAATCGTATAACCCGGATACCTCCGCATGTACTTGGACAGATTATCCTTAAACTCTGCTTTAGTTTGGGAATCTGTCCATATCCATGTAGGAAGGATCACTCTGCTGTTGTTATGCATTTAGTAGGTCCTTGTTCTCGTAGATGTTGCCGATTACTTCTAAATCTTTTACTTTGCTCGAAACATGATGATTGAGAATTGCAACCCACTCGCCCTTCTTATTGAACGTCTTAAAACTCGCTTCGTCGTATCTAATTTCATAGACTTCAAACTGTTGTTCTACATCAGCGCCCCAACCTTTCAACATGCTTGTTGCGAAGCTGTTGCCTTTTAGCACATCCCCCTCATAAATCTCCTTACCGTTCTTGTCAGTTAATCCTGTGTACTGTCCAACTGTTTCGGGATCCACTGGCACCCACCATTCATGCGCTAAATACTCTTGATCGGCTTCTGCTACTGGACCAACAATAAAGGGACACTTATCATTAATTAAACTGCCTATAACCCAACCGTTATCATGTTCAAATCCCATGTTATCCATTTCCTCAATGTCCATAGTCGATTTACCTCTGAATTTAACCTCTCTCACATCAATCACTCCCAAATTAGATTTGCAACCTCTACCGTGCCTTGCAGCTTCTTCTTGCTTTTGCAGTAATCACACTTACCACAAGCTTCTGGATCAACTTCTCCGTTTTTAACCTTCATGATTCGTTCTAGCTTCATTTCTGCGTATTCATATTCAAATTCAAAGCGTGATTCATCGAAATGGATAACAGCTTTATTCGGTATATCCTCTTTACTGACAGCTACTATATAAGGTGTTAGTGTCATTCCTTCTGATTGTTCTATTACCTTGCGATAGATAGCCATTTGAAGCACGTAATCCCACATTTCAACGAATGATACCCAGCCGTCATATTTATTGCTCCAGTAGCGTTTATGAATGTCCTGTGCGGTCTTTAAATCAGAGAAGAAACCATTCTGGAAATTCACATTATCCACTTTGATTTTCCAATCGACTCCGAATAGATTAGCTGTAAAGATGCGCTCTTTTTCACCAGTCATGGCAAACATGGCAAAGTTATCGTTTTTAAGTGTTTCAATGAGTGCATCGGCCTTTTGGAAATCAGCATACTTACCGCCATTACTTTTGAATATCACGCTGTTGTTATCCTGGAGAAACTGATCAAACACTTCATCACTCTCAAATGCTGCATGTGTGTAGGAACCGACTAACATTGCTTTATTTGGCTTTCTATCAATCTCACCTTTTAGGTAAGCCATTGATTCAGCTTCACACTCTACAAATTTCTTGAATTGAGAGACGGACATATATTGCCTGTCCATCTCTCTTGTGTAATAGTTACTCGATGTTAAATTCGGCTTGCTCTTGGTTGTCATCCGCCTTCACATCCTCTTTTTTAGGCTTATCCGGCTTGCTTTCTTCTTTCTTGGTGTCTTCGGTCTCGGTTTGGTTAAACGCTTCTGTGAGGTTGCTATTTTCCTTCTGTTTACTTGGATTAGATTCTTTCTTAAACCAGTCATCAGCTTTGCTTACGCCATCTTTCATAGAAGTGTAAATCTTGATAAGATCGGCATAATCACGCTCTGTAAATGCTGAAATGTTATAGCCCATGCGCTCCTCTATCTGGTCTTGTGTGATACGGTAATTATCTTTAAAGGCTCCTAGTGCTGTAGCCAACCGATCTTTCAATGGTCCTTTTCCGTTACCTTGTAAAGTCTTGTTACACTCTTCTACTGCTTTCTCTACAATGTCGCCAGGTATAACGCCTAAGATGCAGGCTCTTACTCTACGTGATCCGTTATTAGCAACTAATTCGTAAATATCTCTAGGATCGTCTAACTTCTTCAACTTGCCACCAGCTTTACGAGAGTGTTTAACTGTGAATACTTTCTCTTGCCGTACGTTAGTTTCTAAATCCCACGCATAAGCAAGTGCTACTGATTCCCCTTCACGCTGCTCTAACTCTTTAACGCCGAATGATAAGTTGCCCCAGTTTTGCGCTAATACCTCTGCTAGTCTGATAGATGGGCCTTCCACCTTTGTTCCTCCCCTTGGGTACGTGTAGACAGCTGTTTGAGCTAGTGCTGGTCGTTTACATGCATCCAAGATCCGATTCTCTGCATCAAATACATTACGGGGGAATTGGCGGGCCATGAATATCTGGCCCTTTACCTCTTCCATTTCTCTGCTAGATGATGCCTGTGCTAATGTGCCACCGTTTGATTGGTTATTATATTGCGCTTGCAAGTTGCTCATTGTCATATTCCTCCACTTCTATCATTTGGTTGTCCCACTCTTGAATGAGATCGTTTGTGTAATAGTCATGCACTTTTACTAAGTCTTCGTGATCCCCCCTCATTGCGATAGATGATGCAACGATACTGAATGAGCTAGATTCCGAGTAATCTAATTTACGAAACTGCTTGTACTGTTCTACAAATTGATTCATTGTGATTCCTCCTAAGCCCAAGTACCATTGGGATAATATTTAAACCATTCACCGTTGCTGTAATAGACTTCTAAGCATATTTCATCTGTGTTGCGCTCGACTTTGGTAACTTCCGACAAATTGTATTGCGCTCTCTCTTCAAGTCCGATAGAGCTGTTGTGTTTGGCGTAAACAGTCAGCAAGAGTTTATATTCGCTGTCGTTTAAGTGGCTGGCTACTGGTAGTTTGTTATTACTCATTTGCTATTTCCTCCCGATTGCCTTATAATAAAGGCATAATTTGGTTGTTTTCACCGATCTGGACCCATTGTGCGAGGGTTCTTTTTTATTGCGCGATTTCAATTGTTGCTCCGAGCGATTCCAATACCTCGATTGACTGCTGCATCAATTCTCTTCTAAGATAAATTTCATCATGCAACACCATAACTTCATCACCACTGTGTATCTCATGGCCTAGAGGATCTACTCCGACTTCGTTTCTTCTGCCACTGAATGGGTAGTATGGGTGTCCTGCATCGATTGCTTTTCTAACGGCTGGGTGTTCATAATCCATGCTCTTACCTCCTCTTTAGTTAATCCTTGCGACTGTGCTTTCTGTATCAATTCATGCCATGTCATCCGCTAGTCACCGCTGCAAAGAATAAGAATCCTACTGCTAATCCAAAACCAACAATGTAGAACAGATCCAATTTCTTCACTTTCATAATCGAATAGCCCCTTCATGGATGATGCGGTCTAGTTGCGCTTGTCCTGTCATTTGTTTCAGTTCGAACCACTTCTGATCAGCTTCTTGCTTCGTTCTTTGCATGCGTGATATTTCATCGAGTGATCGTGCTGCACTTTCTAGTAATCTAGCTGCTTCGCTGTAATGACCAGCTTTGAATCTTAAATCAGATAGCTTCATACATTCTTCATAACAAGATTCTTCTTTTTCGAATAATGGCTTGTCGTGCTCAAGTACGTTCATTTTGATTCCTCCTTTGAATGTTTTACGAAAAACTCCTTATGCTTTTCCAATGCTTCCGCGATATCGTTTGAAATACCTTGATCGACAATTTTTTCTCCGTTGAATACGAGTGTCTCCCATTGCCAAGAAGTGAAATTCATATTTTCGTATTTTCGATATATGGTGCTGATAACCTTATCCTTAGAAATGTTTGTTTTTAGGTTCGTAAACATCCTTACATCTGTTTGAGCTTGCATTTAAACCCCTCCTATAAACTTGTTATTGCAAAACCGATTGCTAAGATAATCATCACTATTGCTAGTGGCTGATCGTTTGGTTGTTCTTTCTTTGTTTCCTTCATATAAACCCTCCTATTTAAATCCCATTCCTTCATATTCAAGAAATTGTTTGCCCATCAATGTTCCACAGTCTTTGCAAATGTGTAATACCGTTTCTCCTGATAGAGTTTGAAATTCAGTTTGCTCTGTGTAAGAACCAACATTTTTATGCTTGCAGAAAAACTGTTTCAATTTATTTTTCTTCGTTATTCCGTTTGCGTACTTCATATAAGCCCTCCTAGTGATAGAATGATAGAGCCTGCAACGTTTACTGTGTCTGTTATGTTAGCGATTAGGTCTGCTGCCATTGTTATGTCGATGTTGCAAGCTAGTGCAACGAGTACATCCTGTGAGTTGGTTTCCTTCGCCCACCTTATTAAATCTTGCGCTCTTAATGGGATTTGACCGCGTTCGATTTTCGATATATTAGGTCTAGACATAAACATCTTTGGCGCAAATTCTTCTTGGCTATATCCACTGCGCTTTCTCATAAATCGTAGTGATCTCACTAAATCCATTTTTATCACCTCCTAAAATGTTCTTGATACGAACAGTTCCTAAGGTGACCAGTAATGTCTTGATGAACGGTTTATAATGTATTTACCGGCCCCCACCGGTGTTACATAGCTTGTTGTTGGTTATTGATCCAAGCTAGAAATGTTTGATAAGGTATGCGAATACGGTTGCCGTGTTTGATGAATGGGATGCCAGTTTCTTCATAGCGTTCAATCATGTCGTATACCTTCGTTTTGCCAAATCCTGATATCTTCGCTGCTTCTGCTACCGTGATGGTTTGCGGTACTTCTTGGTTAACCTCTACATTCCTCGATTCGAGTTGCTCGATCTTCTTTTCGAGTGGCTCGACTGCTTTCCTCACTGCTTCGAAAATGGTTTCTTCGATGGACATTAGATAAACACCTCGTATTCTTGTAGTAGTTTTTTAGATAAATAGACTTGTCCTTTACCTGTGACCAATGTTGTAAGTGATTCAACGTCTCCTGCTGTGCGACTAACAATGCTTACAGATGTTTCAAATAACCCTTGCTCGATATATTGTTGTTTAGGATTATTGCGTTCTCGACCTGATTTAATTAGATATCCTTTATCTCGCAACCAACGGAACATTTTATTTCTTCCAATTTTCATGCCATGTTCGTCATACATAAGTTTTGCAAATGCTCCTATGCTGATTGATGCGTCAGAACCAGAAACGACTTTTCCGAATGTTGTATAAGGTTCATCTTGTTGCTTTTGCTTTTCTAATCGAAAGCGCATTTCTCTTTCTTCTTTCAAGTCGGTTGCTAGTTTGATAAGCGTGTCTGGATTCAAGAGAGCTTCTTCTACCTTTTCTGGTGTCATGTAACCGCCATGCTTTCTTATAGATGGAATGACTTCAATTGCTAACCAGTCTTGGAATTTTTCCGCTAGATCGTTAGATGCTTTGAAAGCAAGTTTGTATACTAGTGATTCTGGAATGAGATCACCTTTCGCAAGATGTTGCGAATTGTTCGGGAGATAAGAATTAACCCTACTCCATCGGACTGTTACGTTGCCACTTTTGGCAACGGTCGTGAAACCTAATGATCTTGCCACTTCTTCTACGTCGAATAATGCTTGGTCGTTTTCTAGCTTTGCTGAAACTTTAAATAGGTCATTTTCAAATACTTTTAATTGATTCATAATTAGCCTC